GTTTTTTTTTTTTTTTTTTTTTTTTCCCCTTTTGGCTAAAGCCATAAGTTTTAAGTTTTATTTTACACTGCGCTGTCAAGTTTAAGGTCATTCAGGGACCAATATCCGTATGTACACAAACTCAATTTAACTGGTTTAATGTTAAATGACTGACTCCGCTCACAAAAGTGATGTGTATCCAGCCATGAAGATTACCTTCATGGGAAAATACAACTGCCATCCCTATCAATAAGATGGTGCATCCGTGTCAATTAACACTTAAGCTAGTTAAGCCAAATTAGCATACAATCACATTCCTCTTGACGAATGCGGGAACGTCGAAAACATCGATGTTATCCGCGAAGTCGTATGTAGGTTGCGCTGTAACGAGAATCATTCCCGGGGCCTTAAAATCAGCCCACGCGGGATTCAAACGGACTCTCTTCCAAAGGTTTTGTAGCCTTTTAAGATAAGAACCGTATGATCCTTGTACAAATTCCTTACGAACAGCCTGTGGTGTTTCCAAATTGGCAACATTCAACGTTACATCAGATTGATGTAAAGTTAAGAATTGCTCAACAACTTGCAAACCCCATAAGTCGTTCTGACTAAGAAAGCTTTTATCAAGATCGTCATCTTCTAAAGAAAGTTTAAAACTTTCAAGTTTAAGATGACCATGAGCGTTGTCGAAGGGTTTAAACTTCCTCATAGCATTTTTCCAGAAAAACCAGTTTAATTCAACTGGGCAAGTTGGAACCTTATGCAATGACTGAAGCTTAAAAGCTTGTCGAAGCTCATCCTGAGATGGTTTAAATTTCGGTAAAACAACCGGCAAACCCAAACCACCAGCCCTCTCGGGAATAAACCAAGGAACACCTGCCTCTTTGAGCCCTGAATTAAAGTTAATAAAATACTTTAATACTAGATGCTTTAAAGAGACATCCGATTGCTTTCTAGAAGTATGATATCGAATAATACAATCGGGACAAGAACTTATAAGTTCTCGAGCCCGTGTACCAAAAGTACCATCTCTTCTAACAGTCGACGAATCAAGGATAGCTTTCGCATACCCCGAACCAGTCGAATCTCCGGAGCGTACCATACCTTTGAGTAAGCCAAGATTAATATACTTAACTTGGTGATATCCAAAGGAATTGTCCACACAAGGTTTATAAACGAACGTCATTGAATTCATATTCATAAAACGCTCAGAAAAATAAACCTTACCAACAGAAGGCGTCAAACCACAATAGGACCCTATACGAGCCCATATGTGACGACCCTCCTCTGTTGTCGGAAAGCAAGCATCATCACCATTGATTAATAGTTTGGAATCATGGAGATTTTGAGTTCTGGCTTTAACACCGGAACCAACTAACTCCATAGTCCAACGACAAATTGCA